CAGATATAACTCGTTGGCTGTAGCATCAAGCATATAGGAAAGCAGGTCATATACATACGCAGTAAGCTCTAATAATGCCATACCCATAGAGCTTTCTGTAAAGTCAGTATATGTATCTGGAAACCTCGATTTCAAGTGCAGCTTTAATGACTCTATTATTGTATCAAAATCTCTAGAAGTGAAATCAATACTTGGTAAATCACTCATTTTCTTATCCTATCATTGTAACAGTACCGCCACTACTTACTGAGAACGTAAATTCATCAGTATCTTCTTGACTTGTTTTTTTCATTCTATACCTAACGGTAACTTCCAGTTGATTTGGGTTCGTCTCAGGCTTATGCATCTGAGTACCTATTATTTCTATCCTAGGGTCCCAAGTCTCAACATCATCCTTTACAACCCTAATCAACTCCTGTTCTGTAATTTCATCATTTGGTTCAAATACAAGATCAGGTAGAGAACTACCAAATTCTGGCAGCATCACTCGTTCCCCCCGCCTTGTGAACAAGATATTAAGGATGCTTGAGCGTATTACGGACTTATCCCCTTTATCCCGTAGAAACTCCTCTATAGTAGACCCACAAGGATACGATAGGCCCTTAAGTATACCCATACAGCTACTCCACAGGATGCTTAAAATTACCCAAAACAGTACTGTAACTACTAACTACACCACCCTTAACAACAGCCGTGGGTGATTCCCAATCAGAAGTACCACCGCTCTTCATAGTCAGCTTACTTTCAGCCTCTATATTTATCTCCGGTGCCTTAAGCTCAACCTTCTTATTTGACTCAAGCTTTATCAGCCAGTCAGACCTTACCCCAATCTGCTTCTCCTCGTTCGGAGGATCACCAACTGAATCTATCTCTATTATATTGTCCTTATCAAAGTATATTTCCAGCCTGCGTTCACCTACTATGCGTAAGGTAAAAGAACCACCGTCAAATCCAAAAGTCCAGCCTTTTATATTGGGGTACCCCACACCACCAGAAGACCGATCATCTGTCTTAAATATCTCTGGTAATTCAGATTCCTCACCTCCTATCCAACCACCAACATATACAGGCCGATTCACATCACCATGCTCAAACATCACCCACACCCAAGTCTCTATAGGTGGTACGTATAGAGAACAGTAATCGTATGAATCTATATCCTTGCCGTTACCTATCGGCAAACACGGATAAGCCCAAGGCAAATCAGCATGCGGTATCTCCTCACCGTGAATCTCTGGCACAATAACCTTTATAGCACCATAGTATTCGTGCTTCTCACCCACATCACTGTTGTCTATAACCCGCGCCCTATAGATACCTGTATATCTCACATCTCACCTCTTCTAGATATAAATACCTTGTTTATGTAATGCCTGCCCTTTATCTCAACCCTGTTTCTAGTTATAACATACTTACCAGATACCTTCACCCTCTTTCTATCCGGATCAACTACACTAAGGTCAATCAGCTTATTCACAGGCATAGAGGGGTCCTTACAGAACACAACAAAGTCATGCATCATAACATAATTCTTATGCCACCTTACCTTTGCCTGTCGCTCAAACTTCTCCTTCTCTACCTCATCAACCAACTCAGTCTTATTTGGTTTCTCTGGGGGGTCTACTTTACTACCAGATAGTTGCCTGTATCCAGCCGTATAGTCGTTCACCTCCTTCTCCAGTACCTTCCTCTTATACGGATCAAAGGAACGATATTTAACAAACAGGTCCGCTGCATGACCCACTTGATTGCCTCTATATATTCCAAAACTGGTATCTTTAAAATCTGTATATGTCTGAGATGTCTCCAACGGCTCAAACGTCAACCTGTTACCGTTCTTAAAGTACACAACGTAACAATTATAGTTACCACTATATGCCCTAGGCAAAAGCTCTTCCATCATAAATCTACCATCATTTGAATCCTGAAACAGGTGATACTTATCGCTAGTCTGTTTAACGGTACTATCCATTCCTGCAGTAGCAGCAATTTTACCAACTATCTCGGATACCCTCTTGTCCTTATACATGCCACCAGTCTTTGTCTCAAGCAGCTTTATTCCTAAATCGTGCCCTTCTATAATAAAACTCAATAAAGTGCCTTCATACCCATACCTAGGCCTATCAGCAACCACCGAATGCCACTCGCTCAAGTAATCAGCATCATCTTGATACCCCCAACGTATCTTTGCATCTACATCAGGGTTACTTACAAACTCATCCAACAAGTGCCAATAATCCTCATTCACCCTTCCCTCAATTAGAAAGGAGGAAGAGCCCATAATCACCTCTTCATATATAAATGTGATTACGTCTTGGCTCAGGTCTATTATATCGTTATTTATCTTTAATTCTAGTAGTGCAAACACTTCACTTGCCTAGGGCAGACTCGATCAAGTCCTGTGGGGGAATATACAATGTGTCTCCTATACTTACATCTTCCAACGGATTACGTATGCTATTGACCATTGCAATAGCCCACCAGTAATCAGGTCTACCCGGATAATACTTATTAGCGATACTGTCTAGTCTCAACTGGTCTGTTACTGATACTGTATGTTTAGTCCAATTGTCTTTATCTGATTCATCTATATCTGGTTTTTGCCATAGGCCATACCTTCTGACACCAACCCGTATCTCTTCATCTATGTGCACGTTTGTAAGCCGATATCTACTGTTTTCACCGGCAGTATTGTCTAAGTGCGTCTCGCCTTTTTGTCTGTGTACAACCATCAATTACACCTTAGGCCAATTCGTAAATGTATTAAACTCATCCCTATACATCCTACGCCATATATCCTTATCGGTATCATGTACCCAAGTAAGCGGCTTAAATTCAAGCGTAAGGTTAGCAGACATAGGTTTACCGTTATCCCAAGGTTTACCGAACTCAAAATTCAAATTAGAGATAAAGCCCTGAGCATAGAACCAATTACCTATTGTCAGTTTAACTGCACCCTTTATCGGTTGCTTCCTCTTTGGTAATGACGCTTTTGCCAACTGTTCACATTTATTTATCAAGTCCTCTGTATCCTTTATTGCTGGATTATCACTTGGCAACCCAACCTGCAATATAAAATTCAGACTTATAGGGTCTGCTTCCCATCTTGGAGATTTCAAATCCATGCCTGCAAACCCACGAATATTAAATCTCATGCCAAACGATACACTTTCGCCTGTAAAAGGAAACTGTATCGTATCAATTTCGTCACCTGAGATCATAACATCCATGTATTAACCCGCAAACATACCCAGAGTACGTATTTCCTGACTAATATCTATGTGGTCAGACTCCCTGCTCTCAAGAGTATTAACAACAGACTCAAAACCCACTCTAAGCTCTCTAATTATCGGATCAGCGACTTCCTTACCAGCATCCCCACTCTCAAATGCCGGTAACGGTTTCATCTTACCCCGCTCAATTGCTGAAAACTCTGCCCTAGCACCAGCCGAAGCACCTTCTTTAATGGCCGTAGACATACCAACCCTAGCCTCTTCAGCTACAATTGACGTATCTACAGCCTTTCCCATACCGCGCACACCAGCTATAGCAGGACCTTCAAAACTAACACCGGCCTTCTCCATCCCACTCGCAAAGTCCCTAGCAAATGCCCTGCCCTTCCTATCTGCACCGCCTATATCCAACCACTTACTAAGCTTAGAACCTATCCAGTCGTATAGCGTCTTAAACCAACCGAACAGGGTCTCAAAGAATACCTTTACGGTACCCCATACGGCTTTTACAACATCCCTAACACCCTCAAAATGGTTATACAGGTATATCAGACCGACAACCAATCCAGCTATTAGGGCAACCACCCACGTAATGGGGTTTGCCAACAAGGCAATAGTGAACGACCAAACAGCACCTATAACAGATACCAAAGCAGGTAGCAACAATGCTGACAATACCCCACCTACCACGTAGATAGCCCCCTTCCACTTAACGAACGTGGATATTAATTCTGCTACCCACTTAACGGTTGGAACTATATATTTAAAGGTGAAATCACGTATAGCAGGAATTACATCCTTTATTATCACATTAGCCACATCCTTCATTGTACGTATAATAGCCGGTAATATATCGTCTATCATACCATAGAACAGATTTGCCAAGTCATTAACAATTGGTATAAGCTGCATACCTATGTTAACAAACAGCTCTTCAAACGGCATCAGAAGTATATCTACGAAAAATCCTATCATCTCAAATAGTGGTGCCAATGCCCTGAATGCAGCAGCAACTGCCCCTATTGTCGGTATGTACCTAACAAACATCTTCAAAGCCTTACCGAGCATTGGGAATATCTTCTTCAACCCACCAAAGAATCCGTCTTTGCCTTTACTATCCCCCATCTCTAAGTCACCCATACCGTCACTCATATCATCTATGAACTTTGTAGATGCACCTTCCAACGAATCAGAAAACTCATCTAACAAATGCGGTTCTGCCATACTTTCTTCAAAACTGTGCACAGCGTCACCAAGATTATCTGCCAACTCATCTTTTAACGATGGTGCAGTTACACCTTCCTCGAATTGCTGTATAGCATCCCCGGCACCACCAGAGGCCATACTTTTTACGGCCTCATTATACTTGTCACTATTTTCCGAAGCCATATCCGCTGCTTTTCCAAGATTATCCACCATACCATCCATGGCATCAACAGTAGCATCAAAATTGGTCTGCACCTGCCGCATACCTCCAGTAGCAGAATCTATGAAACCTATTTCATATTCTATGGCTTGTGTCGTAGGGCCTGCCATTATCTTCTTTTCCTACCACCAAAAATCTTAGCAATGGCCTTCATCTTACTTTCTTCCAACTTTGTCTTTGCTTTCCTGTCCTCTGTTTCTCTATCCCTAACCGTCTTTACATATGCCTGACGTTCGTGGAATGACAAATCAGCACTTTCTAATAAAGAGATACCTCCGTATTTTGCTAAAAAGGTACGCTCCTCTACCAGATCATCTAGACTGTCATACAGCGTCAGGCACTGCACGAAAAAAGTCAGGGGTGAACTTCATCAACGTTTGAAAATCCTCACCACACTGATTGCATTCTTTATCAAAGATCAAATTTACCCCGCAATCACTATTAGACAACGCTTGCTTAAACACTCCTAGGTCCTTACCTATAAGGTTTTCCACAAGCTCCATCGCCTGACTTATATCTACCTCTGTAACGGGGCATGTAGCTTCCTCAGATTCAGGTAGGTCATCTATAGACGTAATATGTCTTGCAAGCCTATAGATATATCCGGGGTCACCCTCTACATGAGATTTTCTGTACTCATGTCTAGTGTACCTCTCAACTTCCTTTTCATCAGAAACCCTAAGCATCCTATACCCTATACGCTTACCGCACTTCGGCAAGTCAACATAAAACGGCTCTCTTACCCCATCGTCTAGTAGGGTAATCGTAAAGTCCCTTGGTATACGGACTTCATACTTATCCTTAAAACCGCACTCCGGACAAGTAACTTTCCAGCTATACTCATCTCCATAAGAGATATTCCTAATCATCAACAGAACATAGAACTTGTCCGACACCAATAACTCATCCAAAGGAAAATCACTAACCACACACCTACCTATTATCTTATCAAGTATCATGTGTGCATCAGCTCTACCCTTACGGGATACAAGCAACGATTCCTCTTTGGCACCCATTGGCTGAATAGTAATCTCGCCTCCGGGCATTTTACCACCGTACAGCAGCCCCCTGCTAGGCAGCTCAATAATCTCTACAGGCTTTTCCACTCAGACATCACCTCCATTAGGCCCTAAGGACCTTATCTACAGACAGGGTAAGCTCAATAAGGACCGGCTCACCACGAGCCTCCATATCCCCTTCACCCATATTCATCTCTTCAATAAATACACCCTGCCACTTCCACTTTCTTTCATTACTGCCATCGGGACCATGCAGAATAAGCACAGCATCTTTCTTATAATCTGATGCATTCCCTATAGAACCGGTCTCAGGGTCATAACCCTGCTTGAACCAATCATACAACTTACCTGCAATATCCTGATCTATGAAATCACGGATAGACACCGTAATGGGTTCAAACTCTGCACCCTGAATGTAATACTTAATCTCGTTCTCAAAGGCCAGCTCACCCTTCACCACCCTAAGTGTAGGAAAGGAGGCAGCCTTAAGAGCAAGCCGCAATCCCTCAAGCTCAGCTATTTCAAGCGAGAAGTTATTTGCACGTTGTGGTATATAACCACCACCAGCACTACCGCCCGCAAGATGGTCTGCACTAACATCTACCATATTTTACTCCTATTATTCTGTACCAAGGTCAAACTCTGCACCATAAGGCATGAGAGTAAAGTCAATGACTATAATCTCAGCCGTTCTAGTAGGCTGCAGAAATATCTGACCAAGCATCGTGTCATTATTAACAAGGTCCGGATTATCTTCCATGTACTCTTCACACACAACCCTGAAGTCATAAATACCACGTCTACCCTTTATTGCACGAAGGACAGGATTACACAAATTCTCAAAAGCACGCCACGTCACTGCATCGTTAGGCTCAAACTGTAGATACCTAACAGCAGTAGCAATCGTCTTCATTGCATAGAACAACATCCTGACCACATTTATGTCCCTAAGTGACGTAGAAGCCCTATACAGGGTCTTCTGTGAATATACCATTATACCCTCACCCGGAACATTGCGGATAGGATTACAGTTATTCTGCCCTGAACCACCACTGACAGGACACATGTATTCATGCTCACCATCAGTAACATTATGCTCTACATCAAGTGCATCCCGCAACATACCACGTCTTGGACCCGCAGGTGCAAACCAAGGATCGGTCTCATGGTCAGTATATGCCATCACACCCGCAACATGACCTGAAGGTGGACACCATATATTACTGGCACTATAACCATCCAGTACCTGTACCCATGGATAGTAGATAGCACCGCGCCAATCATTCAATGCAGCAGCCGGTGCATCATCACCAGTACCGGCCCCATTGGTCCAATCAACTGCTTCCGTGACTGAAAGACCAGAAGGAACCTCAGCAAGATACATAGAGTCATTTCTGGTCTGACATATCGTTGCCATAGCAGCTACAACCGACGCCGTACAAAGCCCCGGTGCAGAAAGCAAGTTTACATCTATATCATTTGGATTAGCAAACAACTGTAGACCTGTTCTAGTAGTATCTACGTAGGCACCGATTACATCAGCATTCTCAACCGGAGTACCGTCAAGACCACCTGTAAGTGCAGTTGTACCCGTAGCTAAGGTTGCCTGAGTAGCAACATCAACCACAGTAATGAGACTTGATACACCGTTTATCCTAGTCTCTACGTACTCATCACTATCCTCATTTGCAGTACCCAAAAGCACGTTATCAAATATCTCACTTGTAACACCATTATAGGTTACAACTATCCGATAACCTGCCTCCGTACCAGCAGACACCACAACTCTCAGGTTATTACCGTACGTACCCGGAGTAGCAGCACTTACTTGCAACGATGTAGCTGTCTCACCAGCATTCTGAATATTACCGCTTGCAGTAGCCTCATAGGTACCTACCCGCACAAACCACAACTGCCTGCCGTACCTAAGGTATCTTATAGCTGCAAGCAGTCCAAGGTGCGTAGCTGAAGGTGCACCAAAAGTCTCTATAAGTTGCCCCTCAGTAGTAATAAGGGTACGTGTATTCATAGGGCCTTTGCTAGCCGTACCCACCATTCCAAGTATAGTTGAAGCCAAGTGCGGGGCATATGCACTGAAATCCTGTATTCTGGCCTCTATACCGGGAGCGACAAAAATACTTGCCATATTATTCTCCTATTATCAATCAAACACATTTTCATCAACGTAAAATTCAACGGTACCATCTAAGTTATGGTACTCTATATCGAGTTCCTTGACCGGACCTGTCCGCTGTATCAACGGCGGCAACCATGTATGTACGTCCATAGTAAAAGTATACCTAACGTTCACGTTATCTTCCCCCGGTTCAAGGTCACTGTTATTAACTGACTCCAAGTTATTTATATATGTCCTTTGAGTATCGAACGGGCGCGGGTAATCTATGTCTATCTCCAGATCACCCTTTATAAACTGCCTTGCTATCTGCTGCTGCTGATACAAGGCCTCACCCAACGTCTTAATCCACAGATCAAACTGATACTGTACCATATAAGGCTGTGGCATCTCATCACTACCCTCAAAATGCCACTTATCAGCTAAAGCCTCTGCCTCAGTTTTCGATTCAAGGTCATATTCAGTAAACTCAGAGTTTACCGTCTCACTAATTGCCGAAGCACAATAAGGACACACACCCGTATTGAACTCAGCGAGTGATAGGATGTTATCACATACAGTACATTTAACCTGCCGGTAACTATACGCCCTAGTACCACTCAGGTTAACCAAGTCCCTTTCAGGCTCAGGCACAGGGTCAAGCCTGTTTATTGAGTAAAAAGGTAAAGGTATGGTAGCCTCATGGGTAGGCACTTCATCAAGACCCAATATCTTTCTCATCTGTGAAAATGCCCTATCGGGCGTAGCAAATACCCGCTTAATCTGTTTAGCAGCATGTGAAGTATCATCGTTATCTACCCACTGCGGTGTCTTGGCCCAATCCTCCATCCACGTATATACAGCCTGATCTACATCCCTATAAAGCCAAATATACAGACCATTAAACAACTGTGCCACTACTCAAACATCCTAACTATCTCATCCAGACACTCAGACCAACCCCGTAAATAACCAGTATCCAACCTTCTCCT